CCTCTTATCAGAGGTGGAAGTATGAAATCTTTTATTAAAGGTTGTTTGATTTTAGCTCCACTAGCTTTTATTATACCATGTAATAACTCGTGATTAGCTACGTTAGATCCTTCTATACCAGTTAGTTTAGCAACTTGACTGTTTACTATTATTTTACCATCTTTTATAAAACCATTAGATTTAGCAGCTTCTTTACCATACTTCTTAGCTATTTCAGCAGCTGTCATAGTATCATCAAACTCTAAGTTATATAACTTACTATGCTTTCTAGCAAACTCAAGTCCAGACTTAAATTGTTTATCAACAATAACATCTAAAACTTCTCCTTTTGTTTTCTCTCTAGCCCTTACATCTTTAGTTCTACCATCAACTTTAGAATACTTTAAACGTATTTCTTCCATTCTAGCTTCTGTTTGCTCTAATGTTTCTTTGGCATCAGGTACCATATTTATACCTTTCTTTTTAGAATCAGCTTCGGCTTTTTGCCTTTTCTTTTCAAGATCAACCATTTCTTTTACATCTCTTATATCTGAGATTTTTGAATCAACTTGTGTTTCTAAAACAGCATCATTAACTTTTGAATCAACAAATTCACTAAAGTTATTATCATTAGTTACTTCAAGATTAGCTTTTGCAATGTCAGCTGGTGTGGTGTTTGGGCTATTTAAAAAGTCTCTTATATCTTTTTTGCTTCTTAACTCTCCATTTATTTTGTAATTTTGTTTACCAGTTGCTTTAGCAATAATATCACCAACAGCTACAACTCCTTTTGCTTCACCAATAGCTTCTAATGTAGCTTCACCTAAATCAATATCTTGGCCAGAAGCTGCTTGACCAGCAACCTCACCAGCAAAACCACCTCCCATTTCTAAACCTGTTGTTGCGGCAGCTATTTTAGAAGCACTTCTTAAACCGGTTGTTCCTGCTTGCTTAGCTGTTCTAAGCATTGTACTACCAACACCTCTTGATAAACCTAATGTTAAACCTTCTACAGCACCAATCGCAACCCCTCTTTTTATTGATTGTGATTTTATTCTTTCTATAGCATCTGGATCTTCAAGTATACCTCTTATATTTTCTTTACTAAATGGTTTACCTTCTAATTCTTGTTTTAACAAATCAGTTAGAGTTAAACCTGTTTCCATAGCACCTACTAATCCCATCATACCACCACCTAAACCACCTGTTATAGCACCAGCACTAGATGTTATAGGTGCAAATATACCACCAGCTAATCCAGCAGCAGCTCCAGTACCCGCTCCAGCTCCAGCGCCAAGAGCAGCGTAACCTGCTACTTCATCTGAATCAGCAGCAGAGTGACCCATTGTTGCTAAAGATGTTACTAACATTTGTGGGAAATAACCCGGATTATCATACATACCACGTAGAGTACCATAAATTCCTCCACCGTATTTTTCTTGGGCTTTTTGAAAATTATACTGTTCGTTTGTTATTTGGCTTTGATCCATGTTCGCGACTGCGTCTAGGTAGGCTTGTAGTTTTTCATCTGATATACTAGCACCATGTTTGTATACATCGAAAGCTTCGTTAACACTGGTACCAGCACCTTTACCTTGTTGATATGCGGAATATATATCCGTGAAGAAATCTTTATCTTCTGGTTCATCAGTCATAGGATCATTAGTTGCAGCAGCGTGTATATTATGAGCAGTTACCTCGTCACCAAACTGTGGATTATCTGTGTTCTGAACAAGTGACGGTTCACTTTTCCTTTCGGCTTTAGGATATTTTTCTAAAAAATTTTCAACGTTTTCAGGTTTAACGTTATATACCTGACCGTTTACTGTAAACTTTTCCATAAACTTATTTTATTTTGGTCCTGCTAATACACCCAATCCATGCGCTGATGGAGGTAACTCCTTTTTCTTATCTTCAATAGAAGTTGGAACATAATCTATTGAACCATCTTCATTACCACCTTCTTCACCTTGAGGATCACCTTCTACATTTAATTCATCAGGTAATTTAAGTTCGGGCAATTTACTTTCTGGTACCGTTGTTATCCAACCGATTTCACCATTTAACCATTTATATAGTTCTCTTCTACTATCACCACTTAATTTTCCTTTTGGAACTGCATAATTATCTTGTTCCACCCAATCCATTACTCCTCTTGATGTATTTTGGCTTTTCTGTACAACAAATTGTCTATTATCAGCATCCCATTTAACTCTGTAACTTCCTTTTCCAGGTCCTAAGTTTTGTTCCCAAACATTTGCAGAATCAGTTCCTATAACTAAATCTGATAATCCTGGTGAAGCAGCTATGTTTTGTATTTCCCCCTGTATGTACGCGTATTTGTTAAACTTTGTATTTTCTTTTTCATTTGCTGCTTCATTTTTAGCTTTAAAACCAGCATCATGTTGGCTCTTTAGTTTAGCCATGTATGAATCTTCTAAGTCTCTTGTTAATATTTTTTCAGCTTCAAGAGCTAAAGCCGCGTCATCACCTTTTATAGCAGCTATTACATTTTCATAATCATCTATATTTAATAAACCCTGTTCACCAAGCATGGGATCAAAAGCTAAAGACATAGTACCATCAACACCTTCAGCTTGCATTAGTTCTCTAAAATCATTTTGAGCTAATAACGTACTGTTATTGTCTAACATTTTACCTGAAGCATAGCCTTTGGTTAAATTACTTAATAATTTTTTAGATGATTTATAAGCTTTATTTTGATAATCAGGTATATCATTAAAAGCTGTATAACCCATATCATCATTTCCAAAAGAAATACTACCATCTTCACCAATACTCATTTTAGCGTTACCAGTTTTACCAAATATTTCTGCTAAAGCACTTGTATCTCCTTCGTCAGAAGTTATTGAAAAGTTATCATTAGCAAAATCCTCAGTCCAGTCTAAACCCCTTTGTTGATATTGTTTTAATTGATTAAAGAGCATACCATCTTTACCATATGATTTTTTTATTATATCTCTTTTCTTTTTCAATTCAAGATACTCTGGATCGTTAGGATCCATTTTATCCATTAATTGTTTAATCTCCCATTGTTTTTTAGACTGAGTATCAACAAAGGTATTTATTTGATCTGAAAACTTAGGTGATACTAAATTTGTAAGGTGTCCAGATCCTGTTTCTATTGCTTCAGCATTAGCCCTTGCTTTATTTTTAGACTGTTTATTTAATAACTGTCTATAGTAAGGATTAGGATAACCAGCTGCTTTAGCTCTACCTTTAGCCTCATTAGACACATACTTGTGGTTAGTCATGTAATCACTATATTGACCGTAGTTACCGTGTCCTTTAAATCCTGATCTTTTTTGTTCAGCCATGATTATATTTGTTTAAAATTTACGTCTAGTTTAGAGTAATCTACCATATCGTAGCCATCTTTATGTTTTATAACAGCGTATTGTGGTATTTCATCAGACATAACACCTTGATAAATATGTTCTCCAAACTTTTTATTAATGTATTCAAAGATATATATTTTTAATCCACTAGGTGAATACCCAATTAGTTTTATATTCTTTTTAAGTTTTCTATCAGAAGCAGCTGCAAATGCGTCTAAGCCTTGACCAGCTGATTCACCAACTTGACTAATACCAGAATATATAGCTTCAGTTGCTTTTGCTCTTGCTGCTTTTGCAGCACCTAACCTTTGACTAGCTTGATCAAATAAGAAACTTTGTTTATCTAATCCCATTTGTCTAGAAGCAGTGGCGCCTGCTAATTCAGAAGATTGTAGATTCATAGCTCCTTGAGCTGCAGCTCTTTCATTTGCTGATTCTTGTTGACCTATACTAACAGAAGCTGCTTGATTTTGTTGAGCTGCTTGATTAGCCATAGTTTGTGCTAACGCAGCAATACCACCACCACCTGCTGCTCCAGCCATGTTACTCATGATGTTAGCTTGCGATGCTTGATTTTGTTGAGCTTGAAACTCTGCTGCTTGTGTATTTACAGTTAAATCTTCAAATGCATTTTCTTGATTGGCGTATAAGTTTGAAGTATCAAACCCTGCCATTCTTTGTTTTGATGCAGCAAATTCAGCTTTAGCTGCTCTTTCTTCTGCTTTTCTTTTTCTACTACCGATAATACCACTAGCTATGCTAGTTACACCTCCGATTGCGCCACCGATAGCTGCTCCCATTCCTGGTACCATAATTCTATTGTTTTATTAAGTTATACATATTATAATCACACATTATTTGCTACTTTCAACCACTTCACTGTTAACAGCGAATATTTCAGCTTCTTCTGTATCTGTACATATTAGTTCTACTTCAGCGTAGTAACCCATTAAGCTTGACATGTTAGCTCTAGCATCTTTACTAAACATTATAAAGCTACTATTATTTGGCCTTGTTGTGTTAGTATCAATGTGTGCTTTTATTTGGTTGGCAGTGGTTAATGTTCCACCACGTGTGTTTTGCATGTCTGTTACATTTCCAATTTGTACTAAAGATGTGTTATTAGCACCGTAAGCGGCATATGCCTGAGTAGGATTACCACTTTGATTTTCATAAAACATAGGTGAGTTACTACCATCATAAGCAGTACCATCATCACTATCTACGTAGCTATATTCACCATCAGAAAGTGTATGGTTAACCGTAGTTATATGATATATCATATCACCTATTTGAAGTGAATCATTTATCGCGTATGGAAATGTTATAGTTAATGTTGCCATATTTTATTTATTTATTTAACAGTTTGTTCCGCCAGTACTATTTATAGAATCAGCAGCTGTGCTATACCAAATAGAATTTTTAATATAAACTGATGCTGTTCCACTTGCATTAACATCTATTATTTTAGCTCCACCAAAATCAGTACTAGAACAACCACCAACTTTTGTGACTACTCTAACAAATTTGTTTAAACCAAAACAACCACCTGGCATTAACGCTAAATTAGTACCATTACAGTATTGAGTAGAATCTATGTAATATATAACTCCAGTTCCAGACCCAGCAGCGTTATATATTTCTACTTTCCATGTTGCTGCTTCTGTTACATCACCAATACTTATTGTGAATTGTTTTTCAAAGTTTCCACTTCCATCAGCATCAGTAGATCTAACTCTAATAGAGTAAGAGTTTTTAGTTTCATAATCAAACACTATACCAGCTCTTAAATTACTACCACTTATGTTAAAGCTAGCGTTGTCAGTATCACCAGTACCAGATACTAATGTATAAGCATAAGTTCCACTACCATCAGGATCAGTTGATGAAAATGCTCCAATAACATCATTAACACTATTGTTTTCATTTATACTTTGACTACTCATTGTAATATTAGTAGGAGCGTCAGCTACTGCAGCTAAGGTAATTGTAGCTGTTGATGTGTTACTATCTTCGTGACCATCATTTACTTTCCAAGTAAAATTAGTTGTTCCGTTCCAATTTGCTGTTGGTGTAAATGTAACAACACCAGTAGATGTATTAACAGAACCTAAAGTACCGTTACCACCTGTATTATCAGCAACTATTGAATATGTTAACGTATCACCTTCTGGATCAGTAGCTCCACTATTAGCTGATAAATCTATAACTAAATTATTATCTTCAGTACCATTAAACGTTTTGTTTAGTGTTACTGGAGCTTGATTTATTATGTTATCTAAATTTAAATTAGATGTTACGTTAGCAGTTCCACCAGTTTCCCAAAGGTATCCAGTATCACTACTTGTTATGTTTACAGTAGTAGAGTTATCTCCCGTTGCTGTTAAACTACCAACTTCCCATACCATACCATTATTACTAGCATGTAGGGTATTTGTAAAATCATTATTACCAGCTGTATCATAACCAACTTCATTACTAAATACAGGTTGTCTTCTTAACTGTAATACTTTACCTGCTGTTGATGATGTAACTACAACATGGAATTTACCACCAGCGGCTAATAAATTACCATTATCATCATAGTTTGATCCACTTGCTGTTATACCTGAAATTACACTAGAAGCAGGTGCTGCACCTGAGGCTACGTTTAAAGACGTACCAGATGCTGTTAAGGTTATACTAACGTCAGGAATTTGAAGTACACTCCAAGTATAAGCATTGTTATTACCTGTACCACCTTGAACTGTGTTAGTTGATGGTGATGTACCACCTTGTAATGAAAAATTATAAGTTTTACTATCAGCTGAAGACGGTATAGTTATTTCTACTTCATAAATCCCATTTGAAGGAATTGTTAAATTACCAGATGTAGTTGAACCCGATGTAAACGTATCACTAGTAAAATCATAAGTATGACTATCACTAGCTCTTGTTAATGTTAATACTGCAGATGACCCAGCGTTACCAAATATCTTTACTATATTAGTATCACCATCTGTACTAAAACTATCTCTATCTGTTACGTAACCTGTTACTAAATTAGCTTGAGTAGTTACTGCAGATACAGCGTTAGCACTAATATCTAAATTATGTCCGCTTACGTTAGCTTCGGGGACTGTGACAGTTACTTGAACAGCATAAGCTGTAGGTAAATTACCATCATCCCACGCGTAAGGTGTGATAATATAAGTATAGTTATCAGCGTAATCACCAACAGTTGTTTTTGTAAAAGTTGGAGCAGCTGTAAAATAATAACCACTAGCACAAACGTAATTTTGAGATATAATAATACCAGCACTTCCAGCAACAGATGTTTTAGTGTAAGCGTTAGCGCTAGCATTCGTTACCGGAGAAGCTGTAACATTACCATTAACTACTTGATCCCAAGTTCCAGCTATTGTAAATGTTGCTAGTTTTTCATCTATAGCAGCACCATTAATATCTATTGTAAAAGTATTGTTGTCAGCAGCAACAAAAGAATCTTTAAGATCAACAGTAACAGTAACTTTGTTATCAGAAGCATAAGCTACACCGGTGTTAGCTAGTGTAATACTTTGTATTTGATTAACCCAAGGTGCAGTTGTTAAATCCGTATCTTGTGAAAAATCCGAAGCGCTAACTCTATAACCAGTACTAGGTGTTATAGTCAACACTTGATTAGCAACACCTGTTAAATTGTTATTTTTTGTAACATTAACTGATTTAGAATCTATTGAGCAATTAGTTAAGGCCATATTATAAGTTGTTTTCTTCTATTGTTATTGTAACTTGAGTAGGAGCTGATGAATCAGCAACATTACTCGGGTTTCCTATACCCTGTATGTTAAATTCTTTAGTATCTAAATTAATTTTAGTAGTAGCATCTCCTTTAACAAAGTTAAACCATTTACCTTCTTTTTCTATAAACTCTGGTACAAAACCACTTTGTTTATCTGTAACTACATTGTTAACATACCAACCAGGTCTAGTTTCATTAATATTGTATAACGAACCTTCTGTATCACCAGCAGTCATTACAGCTCCATCAGCATCCCAACTACTAACTCTAAGATCTTGTAGTATTCTACTTCTAGAACCTTCATAACTTATAGTTTTAAATGATTTAATAGTAGAAGGTGTTTCATTAAATATTAATTTAACCTTTGAATCATACTGTGTAGCGTAAAAATTATTTCTAACAGGGTTATCATGAGAATATATTTGACCAAGTCTAAACGTGTAGTACACATTATTTAATGATACTCCTGCTTCTGGTATAAATGATTTTCTACTAGGCCAACCTGTAACTTGTTCTTTAAAACTAACAGTATCTTCAGTACCTCTTAAACTAGCATGTTGCATTGATATATTATATAATCCTTTAGCATCATCATGACTACCTATAAACAATTCATTTAAAGCTAAGTTGTCTTTAAAATAATCTTTCATACCATGCGCTGATATTTCAGACAAACCGTCTCTTGATAATCTTAATACAACGCCTCTAGCTTTATCTGTAAAGTATGATCTAAAACCATAAGAAGCAAAACTTTCTGGATTTTTACTAATACCAAAATCACCTATATAAGGTACTGCTTGTCCTAAAACTCTATTTGTAGCGGTTAATTGTGCATTTCCACTAGCTTCGAATAAAGCATCTTTATTAGCTAGTACTTTGAGTATTTTATCTTCACAACAAACTGTTAGATCTGTATCTCTTTGATTTAATTTTTGTATTGATCCGTATTCTGGATTTAAATCTTTTACTATAGGTTCTGCTATTATAAATTGATTTAATCTGTTTATCCCAGATGTTGAATTATATAATCCAGAAAATATTAAACCATTTTTTCTAACCTCTTCTTTATATTGTTCTGCTAATGGAGCAGATGCTTTAACACCTTTAGCTATTGTCATTGTGTTGAAGTCATCTCTTATTCTATTTGATTCAACACCATTACCAAAAGACCAACAATTAGAGTAGTCTAATAATTGTGCTGTACCATGAGTAGCAATAGCATAAGCTTTACTAGCTTCATAGTATATGTCCATTTCTATAGCTTCTTTAGGTTCTGTTTCCCAAACAGCAGGATTTTGACTTTTATATGTGTTATCTTCGTCAAATGTTTGTAATATTTCTATATTACCAAAAGTACTATTACTAACATTGCTATTAAAATCCCAACCGTAAATATTTTTATCTAATTCTAAAACAAATATCATTGCTTGATTTCTCCACCAACCATCATCCGAAGCTGCAGCTTTATCAAACAATCTAATACCTCTATAAGCATGTTTCTTAATTTTATATATAGTACCATTACTATCTTCAGAAAATCTAAATTCTGTACCATCAGTTGTTAAAGCTGTAGCCATGTTAGCGTGCTGACCATTATCTTGACTAAAAACACCTGACAACTCTCTATTACCATGAAAGTGTATTACTATTTTATTTCTATTAGCTGTTATACCATATTTATAATCTTGTTTTCCACCTTCAGCTAAACTAGGTTTTGTACCATAAGCTGCACCTTTAAAATCTTCTATACCACAATTAAAACTTGTAAACCATCTATAATTAACACCTAAGTCTTCATAATCACCCCAAGCGGAAGAATTACAACCTCCACTTCTTTTGTATATACCTTGTTGGTGTTTTACAGAGTAACTAGGATCTGAAGCCTGTGTACTCAATATATGTTCTTGCAAAGCTTGATCTCTATACACTTTAACAAAAAACCTTCCTGTAAACTCTGCTTTGTTTTTTGATTCTAATCTAGCTATTTCTAAAGTCATACCAGCAACAGCACTAGAGAATGAACCATCTGGAAAAAATTGTTCAACCTCAGAGCCAAACTTTTTCTTAATATTAAATCTATATTCATCATCACCTGTACCACTAGCGTTTGAGTTCAAACCTAAACTGGAAACTTCATACCAGTCTGAGGTACCTACAGAAGCTCTTATTCTAATTATTAATCCAGAAGCTGATAGTATATCTGAGTTTTCTCCAAATCTAGTTTCAAAATCATCTTTATCAACATCAACATATTTACCATCTTTTAAAGGATAAGCATCTGATGCAAAACCAGTTGTTAATTCTCCGTAAGAAACTTTTGTTTCTTTTAATTCTGTTGGTGCGCTATTTTCTATAGCTATAACTTTATACTTAGCATCTCTAACTACAAAATCATCGCTATCATGTTCTTTTTTAAGTATAATAAACGTTTCTTCATCTAATTTATTTCTTTCTGACGAAGGAAATGTTAACCAAACGTTACCATCTTCAGCATCATAATGTCTATCCATACATAAATTATAATATGAATTAGATGTATCTTTTATAAAAAACTTATAATGTGTTGCAAATGAAGGTGCAGAACTAATAATGTTAGCTTGTATTTGAGTACGATTAATTGCATCGTCTTTAGATAAAGTAAAAGAACCAGAGTCATCAGCTTGAACTGGTGTTTCTCTACCATATTGATCTCTATATACAACACCTAGTTGATATGTCCTTTGTGATTTTAATGATCTGCCAGGTTCTCTTGCTACATCTAACGATCTTATTTTAGATACAGTTTCAAACTTAGGTGTTATCTCAATACCTGAACTATCTATTAAATCAAAATTTTGAGTATAATTTCCATATACTATTCTGTTAGCAACCAACTCTTGAGCTTTAGCTTTTAATGGTACGCTATCAAATGGTCTTAACAATTGATTTGTTTCAACTGTTTTATATATCATTTCAGTTTCTAATTCCCAAGTACCAGTGCTACTCCATTCTGTATCACCATACTTTATAGTTTTAGCAACATATATATTTGTGTTATTTTCTTTTTTAAATAATATATCAACTTCTTTTACTTGTTTTGGAATATCACTTGGAATAAAATTAGTTATCTTTAAATAATGTAAATCATTAACCATACCAAGATTAAAACCTTTAGATGGATCATATTCAAAAGTTTTAGGTAAGAATGCTACTTCTGAAAAAGGAGAGAAACAAGAGTATTCACCGTTTTTATATTTATATCTATAAGCAAATCTTACAAATTCTTTTTCAAACAATGCATCATCTTGTTTTAAGTTGACCTCCCATTGCGTAGCTGTGGTAGGAACATTTTCACTTATTGATTGAATAGTACATTGAAATGTACTAGCTGGATAACTATAACCTGGATTTATTTTTACTCTAATTTGATACTCATCATCAAATCCATTAGCGTCATCACCAGAACTTAATATTAATGTATCACCAGCTAGAAACGTTGGTGAGTTATTAAAACTTAAACTAACTACAGATCCTTTCGCTAAAGGTGCTTCAGGATTTCCACCATCACCAAAATCAAAATTAACTGTAGATGTTGTAACACCTGTTGCACCTCCTAATGTAACACGCTTAGTATTAGCCATTGTTAATGTAGGTTCTACTTTAGGACTGTTTTTTATTACAGTAATATCTGCTTCTGTAAAATTATATAAAGTTCCAGCAATATCTTTTAATTGAGTGTGCGTAGACCACCCTGAACTACCATCTATACAATCTTGTATATTTATAACTTTTGGTTCTGATTTATTATCTGTCCAGAATAACATGCCATCAATTAAATTAATACCAGTTATTCTATTAGTTATTTCTTTTGAAAAATTTAATACACTAGCTGTATCAAGTACCACGGGTTTTATTTGTCCAGATAATTGATCAAATTCAGCTATAGCGTCTACAGTATTACCAGCTATAAACCAGTAAATCTTTTCATTTTCAGTATCAGACACTACACCAATACATTTACCACCAGCTATAGTATGGTTACCTATTTTTGTATTACCTAAAATATTTTGAGCAGCACCCACGTCATCTCCATCAGATCCAGATACTTGTACATTCAAAGCATCTCTATATTGACCAGGAGGCAAGAGCCTTTCGTCAAGGTCCTTGTTCATTTTCCCCGATGTGAAGGTGTGTTGTATTTCCGGCATGTTCTAGTGTTTTATTTGTTTCGACTTACCTCTCATTACTTGAGCTAGTTCTTCTGATTTTAAGTTAGATAATCTTAATTTAGCTTTTCTTGTTTCAGCAAATTTTTCTCTTTTAAATCTTACAACCATATATTCAGGTACATTAATTTTAGTTGATAATATACCATGAGCTATCCATTTATAAACAGCTTCTTCAGCAAACTTATGAACTATCATTTCGTCTTCAGTACCTAAACCGTCTGATATGTATTTTAACATTATTGTTTTACCACTTAAACCAGAGCTAAAATGTATCTTACCTCTATAGTTATCAATATAAAATATTCCATTTACCTGTGCATTTTCAGGTTCTAATCCATATCTTTTACCTTCAGCTGCGTCAAAATCTTGAACATCTGTTTTATCAGAGTCATCATTACTTACAGCAGACGAAGATTGATACCTAGCCCACATAGTAGAATCAGCTGCTTCTAATAAGTCTCCATTTTGATCAAACATATATCCGTAAGCATCATCTTGTAATAAAGCTTTTGGGTTACTAGTTTTTCTAGCTGGGTATAACATTTTTTCTACACCATTTACATCTGTGTATGCTACCTTAACATAATTAACATAATCATGTGGTAGTTTCATAGTTAACGAAGGTGGAACATCTATCTCTTGTGATTTAGTAGATTTAAAAGTATCGTAGCTTAATTCTTGAATTGCTCTTTGAGCATGGAAAGATATATCAGCTCTTTTAACTTTACCAATAATTTTGTCTTCACCAACGTATGATATTATAAAATTATTAATAACATCTCTTAAAGGTATGTATTGATAGTTACCTAAATTTTCGTTTTCATTAACTTGAGCAAACCTTATTATAACTCCATTAGCTGGAGCTGAATCAAAAGTAACAACACCTGTTGCGGCGTTGTATGGAGTAGCATCATATAATGTAGTGTTTTGCTCAACATCATCAAAGTATACGGTAAATTCTAATATACTAGATGGTAATGGATCAAATGGTAAAGTAAATGCTGTTGTACTACCATTACCTGTTTGTGTCCAACTATTATTATAATACTGTTCTTGTGTTCCTGTGAATAATGGCATATCTTATTATTGTTTTTCTTCTTGAATGTTCTGTGCTTCTTCTTGAGCAGCAATTTGATATACTTGTGGATCTTTAATTTCAATACCAGCAAGTTCTAATATTTTTATAACCAACTCAGTTTCTTCTGAATCATGTAGTTCAAAATTAGTAGTTGTATTTGCATTGTATAAAGCTGCTCCATTAGTTGAATTAACAACGTATCCCCACGCTACTTGAGCAGGGTTAGCTATATAGTTACATACTATATCTGTTTCTACAGTTATAAGAGGATAAATTTGAAAAGTAAGTTCTGTTAATTGTACGTAACACGGACGTTCTAGTGTAGGTTGTGTTAATGCGGAGTTTAATATGTGATGTGCGTCGTTTTGATTTATTTTTTCTATTTCAACATATCCACTATGATTTGGATAAGCAGTTCCAGTTAGTGTAGGGTTTTTATAATATACTTCACCCATTCTATAATGTGCTGGCCAAGTAGCGACACCCGCACCAGTTAAGTCTGTTATATTTTGTCTATATCTTTCGAATATATCTATTTTTTCTTTTATAAGATCAACCATATCAGCATAGGTAGAATCATTACCAGGTTGCTTCATGAATAGGTTTAGATCATAAAAATATTGCTCAAAAATATCCATTTGAGCTTGATTAGCATATAGATTAAATTCCTGAGGTGTTACATAACCTCTTTGTTCTTTATTAGCTATTGCTAAAACTCTTTGATAAACTGTATCTATATTAACCATATTTCTTTATTTATAGTAAGTAACCACTCCATAGAAGCGGTTACCTCTATAAGTGTTAAATTATTTTAACTTTTTTTCAATTGTTGATAGGGCTTCTAATCCCTCATCAGTTTTTAACCATGCAGCAAGAGCTGAATAAGGATGTTCTTCAAATGGAACTGTCATTAGTTTTCTACCGTTTTTCCATGTGAATTTTCTATTATCTTGTGATAATATTATAATTCCAGCTTCTACGGCTTTAATTCCAATGTTTCTTAGTTGAACATTATCGTCTCCAACTAGTTCTAAGAACATATCAGGTCTCTTTTTAGCAAGTACTAAAGCGTCTCTTTTTATTTCTTTAGATGACATTTTAGATATTTTATTACCAACTTCAACCCTCATTATAGCTTCTAATTCATCTATACTTAATCCTTTAGCAGCAGTTAAAGCTTCATATTCTAATTCAATTTTTTCAAGTTGATTAGAAGCTCTTTTAACTGGTTGCCATTCATAATATAGTTTGTCTCTATTAGGATGGTGATCTAAAAACTTTTGTAGATTTTGTTTGCTCTTAGGAACAACTAGTCTACCATTTCTAAATACAATATGACCTAAAGTTGAAACACCTTTTTGTTCGTCTTTAAAAGGTGAATGCTGATTAGTAGCATATCGTAACTCTCTTTGATGTCCAACGCTTTCGTCAAACCAAAGTAGAGGTTTTCTTCTTGAGTGTCTTGATCCTAGTACTAAAACTGGAGGTTGATTTTGTCCATGTAATAGGTACACTTTGTCTGTATACTCTTGTTTTTCAAGAGATTTTACTTTGTTTTCCATGATATAATATAATTAAAAAGGTTATTAAAAATAAAGGTGGAGGGTGCCGAAGCACCCTTTACCTTTAAATATTTGATATTACTGTTTCAATAATACGAAGTTATTCGCAGCTTGAACACATAAACATCTTTCTGATAGGAAGTTTACAACCATCTCATCAGCGTCACTAGTATAGCTACCACCAACTGATCCAGTAATCCAAGATTTGAATTTTCTGTCATCAGCTTCAGAAGCTCTATATCTTACGTGTAAGAACGGTCTAGATATATTTTTACCAAGTGATTCATCATAAACAGTTGAAGTACCAGCAGGTACAATAACTCCTTCTACGTCATTGACTAATCCTCTTGTTACAGAGTCATTTAAGTATTTCCAATCAGTTTTGTAGAAGTCATAAGAACCTCTTCTAAAACCAGAAAAACCTAAATTAAGTGCCATATCTTCTTCGTTGTTAAATACACCGTAAGAAGAACCACCTACTCCATAATTGTTTTGAGCAGCCAACATATTATCGATTTCTAAAGAAGTAGCTCTACCTAAGAACATCATGTTCTCTTCAATAGCTCCTTGTTTATCCAATTCTTGAAGAATTGTATCGAACTCTGTTAAACCAGTATGAGCACCAGCAGCAACTTGATCTGTAACACCACCGGAGTCAACAACATCAAAGTCTGTGTTAGTCCATACTAATCCTCTAGCATCAAGAGCAGAGAATAATCCTTGAGTACCACCAACCGCGAAGTTGCCAGTTCCTTGGAATGTATGACCACTAGGCATGCTTACTTGCTCACCTTCAATCATTACCATTTCCATTTGATCCTCAAATCTTAATCTAGCTTCGTGCTCAGATTTTAAGTACCATAAATATCCGTTAGCTCCGTTCTCAGTAGTAACTTCAACCCAACCAATTTGAGCAGTATCAGAACCAGCGATTCTGTATCTGTCTCTTAAAATAGCAGGTCTGTTACTAAATTGAGTAAACTTAGCATCTAAAGATCCAGCTATTCCACTTGATCCTTTGATATATTCAGTACCGTATACGAAGATTTTTACATCTTCAGCGTTATCGAAATTAACACCACCAGTGTTTGAACCAGCGTCATTATTTCCAGATAGTCTCCTTTGTGTGTAAGGAGCAACAGTAATATTAGCAGTACCACCGTTAGCAACTACTAAACATTTTAAAACTTTAGAACCAGCTAAGTTAGAAACTACGATAGTATCGTGGTTTTTAATTAAACTAGAACCGTCAGCTTCAACAGGTATAGTAATTGAGTTACCGTCAGCGTTGTTAATATTAGCAGACTCACCGCTTACTCCATCGTCGTAAGCTACGTGTAATCTACCTTGTTCTGACCAAATTACTTGGTCTGATGCCATAGGCATCTCAGCACCTACCATTTTAAGGAATCCAGAGATAGTTCTTTTTCCGTATCTCTCTACTTCCTTTTCATAAATTTCAGGCAAGAATTGCTGTGCGAATGTTCCACCACCGTCAGCTGAATCAAATGATAAATAGTTATCATTGTAAACATCTTGAGCCGGACGTGGAGTTAAATGGTTCAAATATGAACCAGAATTTGCAAAAGGCATAATTTTTAATTTTTAATTGTTAAACTTATTTACGTAATTTAACTCTAAGCTTTCTTGAATTTTCGCCTGCTATTGCTCTTACTTTCATGCCACCAGCTTCAACTGTTCCAGTGTGTGATTGCCTTGGGTCCATACTTACGTTTTTCGCCTTAGCAACACTTTCTTTAACAGCATCTGCTTTACCTTGTTCATAAAAATGATTTGCAATAACATCAGGGTTCATAGCAGTAAATAAAGATTTATGATAACCAGCGGCATCAGCAATTTCGTTGTTATCGTTCGTAAACTTTTTAACAAAATTATTAATGTCACTTTGATTAGTTTTTACTTTATTTGCGTCTTTAACATTTAGTCTAAACTTTTTATCACCGATATTATATTCAAAACCTTTGAACTTATCGCTGAAAACCTCACTGGTTTTCTTGTTAAAAAGATTAACTCTATGCTCCTGAACCTTTTTGATTTCAGATTGCTCTTTGTTATATCTACCAAAGAATTCTACAGCTTTTTGTTGATCAGAAGTTAACTTAACTCCGGCCTTGATCTCCTTATAGTATTTGGACTTTAACCCGTCCAGGTGGTTTTTAGCGTTCGCAACTTGCTCTTTTAACGCCAATTTTTTTCTACGAATATCTCTTTCCTCGTCAACATCTTCGTCAACAGAAAATTGATCTTCCATTATAAAACTAATTTCATCATCATCAAGATGTGATTTAGTTTGTTTGTAATATTCTCTTAGTAATTGATTGTCATCAAACTTACTGTAGTCTTGATTTAGTTTTACATATTCATCAAGACTTCCACCAGTTTCATTCATAAAGTCTACGACTTTTTGAATATTTTCCGGTAAAGGTTCTGCTGTATCTTGTGATTCTTGTACAGCTTCTTCTATTTCATCTTTTAAAACCTCAACTTGTTCTTCAACAGGTTTTGGTTGTTCATCAGTTACTTCTTCTAAAATAGGTTGTTCTTCTTCTTCTTTAACTTCCTCCTTAACCTCTTCTTTAACTTCTTCAACAACTGGAACTTCTTCTTTAACCTCTTCTTTAACCTCTTCTTTAGGTTCTTCTTTAACTTCAGTTTTACTTAAATCAACTTTAGCAATGTCAGTTTTGACATCTTTTGCTTCCGCTTTAGTTAAATCAACTTTAGCGACATCAGGTTTTACTTTACCTAACTGTTTAGGTTTAGTAGCCTTTTTAGCTTTTGGAGTAACTTTCATGTCACCACCTTCGCTTTTTACTTCTTCGGTAACTTGTTCAGCTACCTTTTTTTCACTTTTAGCCATAATATAATATTATAAAATTATTAAACAATTTACTTAGGATCAAACTGACCCATATTTATTCCACCCCCTAAAACATCATTACCTGATGATTCAAATTTACTAGGTGGTTTACCACTATTTCTTTGGTCTATTAATTGAGATTGTTGAGATGCTTGTATTCTAGTACGTTCATCTTTACGATCTTCTTTGTATTTTTCTTTTTTATCTATAATCGATGTTTCCATTTGCTTTAATTGCATGTTTAATTGGAACTCATGATTCATTAATTCTTTTTTCAACTTAGCTTCTTGCATTAACTCTAAGTTTTTTAATCTTTGCTTACCTTCTTCTAGCTGCAATTCAGCTTGAATTAATTGTTGTTGCTTTTCTACTTCAGCTTGAGCAGCTTGTTTTTGCGCTTGAGCATTAGCATCTGCTTGAGCTTTCATATTCTCTTGCTGTATTTTTTGATCTTTTTCAATTTTCTTTTTACGTCTTACTTTGAGAAGTTGATTAGCTAACTTAACGTTTTTAATCATTCTTAAATCAACAGCATCTTCTAATTCTATACTTTGTTGAGTTAAAGCCATTTGAATATTGTTCTCAAGTAATTGCTTTTCTTCTTCATCTGGTTCTAATTCTAAGAATATACCAAAATCATATAGATGTAAATCAGACATCTCTTCAAGTGTACCAACATTATGTGCACCGATTTGTTGTATAAAAGCATCTTTTGTAGGTGAGTACTCTATAATATCAGATATTCTTAAAGATACACCTTCAGCAACTTCTGCTGTTAAATATAAACCAGCTTGTAATATATGTCTTGTAGCTGTGTTACTATTTGCAGCTGCCATTTTCTGTACTCCAACTAGTGATTTCGCGTCAGGCGTGCTAGCATCTCTTGCTTCATTTAATCCGGTTACATCTCTTATCATCTGTAAGTAATAGTTGTATGTCTGAATCAATGATTGTAGTTTTTGACCACCAGCTCCAGATTGTATTTCCTGTATAGGTACTTTTCCTGGATTAGGATCACCTTCAGAAGTCATCGATCTACCGATAATACTACCAGTTTGAAAGAACATGTTTAATGCTTCTTGGGGATTATAATTCGTACCATTCCCTAAATCTATTTCAGCAAGACCATCAGCATCCATATATATGCCGTCAGGTACCATTCGCGAAACAACTTGTTGTAGTTTTAAATGAGTTAATTGAATCATGTCGGCAAAACCAGTTATTCTACTAACTAACGATTCTATTTTTCCTTTATACATTCTTGGTGCTACTATACTATAATTTAATTTAACTTTAGTATAATCACTCTTAGGTCTTAGCATATTTTTAGCTAATTCCCATTTTAATAATTTATCACTACCTAATATTAAAGCACCTTCGTATAAAACCTCTATTGATTTTTCTAGTTTTCCAAACCTTTGTTCTAAAACAGCGTCTATAACTGGATTGAAACTTTCATCTTTCACTAATACTTTACTACCACCAGTAGAAGTATCTTTTACTTTATATACTTCTTTTCCATATGTTTTATAATTGAAATATAAAACTTGTATTTGATTTCTATCAATTTCATCAAATTGTTGAGAAGTAGTATAGTGTCCAGTTTTTCTAAAACTTTGTTTAGATATTTCTTCTAACTCATCTTGAGATAAGTTTGGAAATTGTTTTACTAATTCATTTATTGGTATTGTTTTTACTTCACCTACATAATAAACATCTTGAAAATTTGGATCTTCTGTGTATGACCATATAAGGTTAGCTGGATCAACATAATCAATAGTAACACCTTCAGATGTACTAAAATTATTTTTAACAGCACCAATACCTAGTACTGCTAAATCTTGATAAAATCTTTTCTTAGTTAGTTCGTAGTTATTACCATTTAATATTGTTCTTATTGCTTGTTCTTCAGCAATCTCTACACCTTGCTTATAACTTAATTGCATGTGTAATTCTAACTCTTCTTTTGAATCTGGTAATTCATCTTCTGGTGTAGATATTATAGATACTCCAAAAGCTTCTTCTGTAAATGCATTATCTTCTTTATTATCCATATCCATAAGAACTTTTTTCATGTAAGCTGTTCTTTTGCTAACACCAAAAGGATCTTGTGAATATGCTTTTATATCATAAAGTCTTTCTGCAATACCGTTTACTACTATATCTACAAACTTAGGTATAATAGGTACTGGTTTCCAATCTAAATTAAGATAAGACAAATCACCATTAATAGCTAATTCATCTTTATATTTTTGTATTGATTGCTCTCCACGAGCATATAATCTAAGTTTATTAAAAGTATCTTGGTTGCTAGCGAATCTATAAGTAACGCCGTCTCTTTGAAACCACTCGCTTTCAATAGCTTTAGCTACTTTAAGGCCATATTCTTGGCTAACCTTTTCTAGGTCTGTAGCTACTTGACTAGGGAAATTACCTTTTGTTATTGATTCCGCCATATTAATTTTCTATTAATTTAGATAAAGTACCTTTTTGTTTGTACTTTGCTATTTTTAAGTTTAATTTTGTTTTTTCAGTTTTCATACTAGGATTGTATAAGTGTCTATTACAAGCCATTATAGCTAACCCCGAACTTATAGAAGCATCATGCTTTGTTCTATTGTTTATATCAAATCTAGCCCAATCCTGTAAGCATTCAGTAAAATACATGTTACCATGTGTTCCATCATCTTTTATACCTACATTACCTTGTATGTACATTTCAATAGCAGCAGCATGTGCTTGTTTTATATCTTCACTTGAGTTAGGTATTCCACCTACTTCTTTTTCTGCTGTTGATAGTTTATTCCAAATTTTATCAGGCCTATTCATTGAGAACCCTCTATAACCTCTTCTTTTTAAATAGTATAATAATCTAGGTTTGTTGTTCTCTGCTAATATAGGCATTCCGTAAAATATTAATGCCATTAAAACATCTTCAAAAAATATCTCTGCCGTTTGTGGCCTAGCTATATATTCTAAAAATATTTGATTAGGTGGACAATCTTCCATGCTAAACTTGGTTAAACCATGTAAAGCACCTTTTGATCCTTGACCATCTACCGTTCCTGATATGTCATAACTATCACAACCAAAAGCACCCATGTGTTCGTTTCCAGGATATTTTCTACCATTTTTCTCAATAATATTGTTTTGCAAATGTAATTGAGGTGTCCATGATATTTTAAATCTTCCTTTTGGATCTGGATAAAACATTACTTTAGAATCTTTTATACCATTAACCCATTGAAAATTACCTGTGCTAATATGATTTTGAGCACCGTATTCTTCATTAAAATCTATTTGTTCGTATATTTTTGCTAAATTAAATATACTATTTTGTGTTTCATCTCTGAAAGCATGCTCTGTAGTTCTTGGAAACTGTCTATAAAACTCGTTTAAAGCGTCTCCGTCGTTCTTTAAGCCATCAACTTCGTTCTGCCAATGTTCTAGTATCCCTATGTCTATAAAATCCCCATATGGACCCTTAGTTTCTGTTTCTGGTGTATCGAATACAGGTAACCCATAAGAATCAATGAATCCTTCGTAGTTCCATTCCATAGGTATGAACAAACTATAGAGTCCCGAACTTGTTTGTCCATTACGATTTCTTTTTGTAACATCTGATCCATTATAAAGCTTTTTAAAATTATCACCACCTTTATCTAAAGCATTACTAGTAGAACCCATCATACACTTACCAATAATTCTACTACCTAATCTTAAAGTTGTTTTTGTTACTCTCCAATTGTTTAATATATTATTTGGTCTCTCCCATTTGCCACTTTCATCATGTGCTAGTAGTTTTAATTTTTCACCATCATAACTATTATCACCAGTGTTTTTCCAATCAATGGTTGTATCTAATCCTTCTAAGTCTATAGCTTCACTACCTGCTTCTATTTTTCTTCTAGTTAATTTAGAAGCTGGTACTCTATATGCTAGTTCTGTTTTAGGTCGATCCATACCATCTTGAATCGGTTTAAAAAAGAAAGGATAATTAACTGATATAGGTACTACTTTATCTGTAAACATCTTCTTAGCATCGGGACCTGTTTTAGATAGTATACCATATCTAGCATCACTTGAAATAGTTGCCATGTTAACTAACTCTCCAGAAGCCATAAATGAAAATCCAGATCTTCTATTTTTTAAGTAGCACATACCGTAACATCTACTATCAGCTTTACAAGCTTCCCAAAACAAATAGAATAATCTATTTGCCTCTCTAAAATCAGGTTGGCCAACATCAATTTTTGACCATTGTAAATACATATAATGTGTACCTGATATATAAGTTGGTATTCCTCTATTGTAATACCAGAATCCTTCTTCTCTTCTTTTAAACTCTTCTTCTATATAATCTATATATTGATTTTTAAAATCATTTGGATATTCTTTCCAATCAAATATAGTCTTTATTCTTTTTAATGCTTTAGGTTGTTCGGTTACTTCCCATTTGTCACTATCAAATTTATGTACTTTTTTAGGTACCTTTGGTAATGCTATTTGAAAATTTTGGATTTCATATATTTCACCAATTTCACCAGTTTTTGATATAATGACAATATCATGCTCTTTATTGTATCCATACTTCCATTTTTTAGACTTGTTAAGTCTTTTTATTGTATTTATTTTTATAGGTTCTACAACCTTATATAACGTTTGTTCGTACATTACTTAGATCTTCTTTCTGCAAAACCTTTAAATGTGCTTTCTTTGTTTTCTAAAGGCTTGTCATTTAGTATAGCTTCTTCTTCTTGAATTCTAGTCAATATTTCAAAAGCATCAAATATAGCTAGCTTTTTCGTAGCTGCTGCATTTTTTAACCTGTCAGCGCTAATATCATCATCACTATCAACAATAGCTTCTTTAGCTACTTTAATAAGTTCCTCAACTGCTTTATGTCCAGCTTGGATTATATTCTTTTTCGTTTCCTTGATATTCATATTTAATTGTAATTGAATTA